CGGCGGCCTGATGGTGTCGCTGTTGTATCGACAACGCGAGCGTCAATTGAGTACGCCAGTAAGCCATAGCCTGAGCGTAATCTTCTTCCAGCAGCTGGACGACCTGTCGGAAAAGAGCCTTCTGCCACGCAGTGCGCGCTTTCGCACGTTCTTCAGGAAGCACTACGCGCTTCTGATGTTCGTAGTAGGTCTGAATAGAATCCAGCTCTGCTTCAATCGAACGAATGTTCGTTTCAAACCATCGAGCTGAATAGTTCATCTTTTAGTTGATCTTATCGTTGCCGAACTCATCGTACCAATTCGTCGGCCCGTCTCGTGCGCGCTGTCCAGTCGAGCTTGACGCGCGCTGTGGTTCTTCGACCTGCACGACCTGTACGCGCGATTGCTGAAGCAGACGCCCGTAGTGGTCGTTCGGGGCGTACGGGTCCGTACGCGGAGGATAGAGTGGATCACCGGAAGAGTAGTGCGTTGGCTCGTAGCCCTGCGGCACCGGGACCGGCAGAGTCTCCGGGAAGTAGCTGATCTGAGCCTCGTTGAGACGACGCTTCATGCCGTGGTACTCGGTCGACCACCAGTGCCACGGGTCCTTGTTGCTGGTCATCACGATGACCTTGCTGTTGAACGGGATCGTGCCGAACTTGGTCTCGACCTGCGCCTTGCCGTCGTCGACCAGGCGGCAGAGTAGGTCGGGCGGCATCCAGCCGAAGAACTCGTCGATGAAGACGACGTCCTGTTGCTCGTAGCCGTCCCACCAGCAGCCTCCGTCTTTGGTGCGAGGGCGCATGAGCGCGTAGTGGTTCGGGTAGAGCGACTTGGCCAGGTGCGACTTGCCGGAGCCATGTACGCCCCAGTAGATGACCAGCTTGGTCTTGTACTCGTCACCGACCGGGCGCTCGGTGAACTTGGTCAGGTTGCGGTACCGTTCGATACCGCGGTGGTTCCGAATGAACGTTCCAGGAAAGTTCTCGGCGACTTCTTTGAGCGTGTGCGTCTTGACGTACTCGGCGACCTCTGCGAGGTCACTTCGTTTGCCCTGTTGCGGCTTGGGCTCGTTCTCAGGGTTCACGAACCACGGCCCGTCAGTGCGTGTGTCCTCCTTCGTGTGGTACGCGAGGGCCTCGGCGTGCGACGCGATGCGCGTCTTCCAGTGGATGCCTTCGGGCAGGTTGTTGTGCAACCACGTGATACGCTTCTTCTGCGTAAAGACGACGTAGCCCTGATAGTGCGGCGTTCCACTCTCGCCAACTTCGTGCTGCCAGACGCCCCAGGAGACGTCAGGCCAGACATTCGGCTGCTCAGCCTCATAATCTGGGTTGTTCCAGGTGAAACACCAGTAAATTGAGTTACTCATTTTTGTGTTCCGGAAGTGGTGTTCCGGAAGTGGGGGGTAATAGTAGAAAAAAAAATTTTTTTCTTTTTCCCCCACTTTTTTGTCGGTTGGCGTTTTCGCGCCTTTTTTTTAGTACTTAGCACTACTTAGTGCTAGACACAAATCTCCCGAGTTGTGTAGTACTATTTAGTACTAGTTACAAATCTTCCAGATTCGTTTCGTTCTGACGAACCTTCTTGGTTGGGGCCATCGGAGTCGCAAGCTCGTGGTCAGGCCCCATACCGCTTCTTGCTATAGCGGAGACTCGACTACCGCTCGCTACCACTATGCCTTGTAGATACAATGTAGACCAGGAGAGAGTGGATGGAATGTTCGTGGAATGTTCTTTACTTGAGTTGCGGTTCTTGCCCGCTGTTCATGAACGCGGTCGGGCTGAGTGTCGCTGCCTTGCACTGAACCGGCACCTCGCTCAGTTGACATAGTCCGTCGGCGGCCTGATGGTGTCGCTGTTGTGTCGACAACGCGAGCGTCAATTGAGTACGCCAGTAAGCCATAGCCTGAGCGTAATCTTCTTCCAGCAGCTGGACGACCTGTCGGAAAAGAGCCTTCTGCGACGCAGTGCGCGCTTTCGCACGTTCTTCAGGAAGCACTACGCGCTTCTGATGTTCGTAGTAGGTCTGAATCGCATCGAGCTCTGCTTCGATCGATCGAATGTTCAATTCAAACCATCGAGCAGATGTACTCATTCTTTAGTTGAGTTTGTCGTTGCCGTCGATGTCGTACCAGTTGGTCGGCGGGTCGAAGGCACGGATGCCTGTTGAGGTCGAGGCGCGCTGCGGGCGCTCCTCCACCTGAACGACCATTGTGCGCGATTGCTGAAGCAGGCGCCCATAGTGATCGTTGGGAGCGTACTGATCGGTTCGCGCGGGGTACTGAGGATCAGACGGAGTGAACGACTCGGGCTCGAAGCCCTCGGGGAGCGGATGCGGAAGCTTGAACGGGAAGTAGTTGATGTTGGCCTCTTCGAGACGTCGGACCATGCCGTGGTACTCGGTCGACCACCAGTGCCACGGGTCCTTGTTGCTGGTCATGACGATGCGCTTCGAGTTGAACGGCACGAAGCCGAACTTGGTCTCGACCTGGGCCTTGCCCTTGTCGTTGAGTCGGCAGAGCAGGTCGGGCGACAGCCAGCCGAAGAACTCGTCGATGAGGACGGTGTCCTGCTGCTCGTAGCCGTCCCACCAGCAGCCGCCGTCCTTGGTGCGCGGGCGCATGAGCGAGAAGTAGCCCGGGTACAGTGCCTTGGCCATGTGGCTCTTGCCAGAGCCCCGAACTCCCCAGTAGATGATGAGCTCGGTCTTGAAGTCGTCAGGTCGTTCGGTGAACTTGACGAGGTTGCGGTACGTGGTGATACCGCGGTGGTTGCGAATGAACGTTCCGGGAAAGTTCTCCGCGACCTCTTTGAGCGTGTGCGTCTTGACGTACTCAGCGACCTCTGCGAGGTCACTTCGCTTGCCTTGGATCGGTTGCTCGCCGTGTTCCCATGGGCCGTCGGTACGAGTGTCCTCCTTCATGGCATAGGCGCGCGCCTCGTCGTGCGTTCCGCGACGAGTCTCCCAGTGGATGCCTTCGGGCAGGTTCTTGACCAGCCAAGCGAGTCGCTTGTTGGCGGTGAAGTAGACGTAGCCTTGGTAGTGGGGCGTGCCTTCGGCCTCGCCCTTTTCGTGTTGCCAGACGGCGTACCGCACGTCCGCCCACACATTCGGCTGTTCCGCCTCATAGTCCGGGTTGTTCCACGTGAAAACCCACGCTTTTGACTGACTCATTTTTTTTGGTATAGAAGTTTGGTATAGAAGTGGGGGGTAATAGTAGAAAAAAATATTTTTTTTTCTTTTTCCCCCACTTTTCGCTCAAATGAGCGTTTTCACTGAAAGGGCTGCTCGAGGGCTGTTCAACAGCCCCTTTTAATAGTACTTAGTACTAAGTTGCTCTACGGGAGATTTGTGTCACTAGCACTAAATAGTACTACGGGAGATTTGTGTCTTGCCCTAGTTAGTACTGCGTACTATACCTTACCCTAGTCTTGGTTGGGGCCATCGGAGTCGCAAGCTCGTGGTCAGGCCCCATACCGCTTTCTGCTATAGCGGAGACTCGACTACCGCTCGCTACCACTATGCCTTTTGGATACAATGTGTACTCATCTTTAGTTCAGTTTGTCGTTGCCGTCGACGTCGTACCAGTTCGTCGGCGGATCGACCTGAACGACCGTTGTGCGCATCTGTCGAACCAGGCGCCCATAGTGGTCGTTGGGTGCGTACTGATCCGTACGCGCGGGGTACTGAGGATCAGACGGAGTGAACGACTCGGGCTCGAAGCCCTCGAGGAGAGGATGCGGAAGCTTGAACGGGAAGTAGTTGATGTTGGCCTCTTCGAGACGTCGGACCATACCGTGGTACTCGGTCGACCACCAGTGCCACGGGTCCTTGTTGCTGGTCATGACGATGCGTTTGGAGTTGAACGGGACAAAGCCGAACTTCGTTTCGACTTGAGCTTTGCCCTTGTCGTTGAGTCGGCAGAGCAGGTCGGGCGACAGCCAACCGAAGAACTCGTCGATGAGGACGGTGTCCTGCTGCTCGTAGCCGTCCCACCAGCAGCCGCCGTCCTTGGTGC